ATACTCTGCTATCGCTGTAAATGGAATTGACTGAATTTCCATTCCACCTGGCCTAGACGTTGATAGTTCTCGGAATGCGTCAATGTAGAACTCGAACCCATCCAGGCAAGGCTCAACATCCCCGTCTTTTATAAAGCCTCTTTGGAGTAGTTCGTAATACTGCCCAGTCTTTAGTTCTTTGCGCCACTTAAAGGACCACTTTAGATAACGCTCTAGGAGTTTCCCAGGTCTTCCTTATAGTTATTGAAATCATTGGCGTGTTTCCAAAGAGTTTCAAATAGGTCTGGGAGCTGAGTAAAAAACTTCATGGCGTTTTCTTTATTTAATTCGGCTGGCCTATCGTCTATCTCCACGCCTTTCCATTCAACCAAGCAAACATCAATGAATATCTTAATTTGTATTTCAAGTTGTTTCTCAATGCTAATAGTTCCCATTTCAACTTGTCTCGCGTATGGCTTAAAGTAATTGGCCATAGCTGCTTTTATTCTTGGATTAGATTGCTTAAAGGGCCGCAGCTTAAATCCTGTCCCATCGGTAACATCGAACCATATTCCTGACTCTGAAAGACCAGAATCAATTTTATAAAACTTATCCAGATTCGTTTTCATTTTTCCCCCTTGTTAGTTTCCTTACCTTCACAAAATAAAACCCCCCAGTCAAGGACTGAGGGGAGTAGTACCGAACCTTCAAAGGGGAAAAGCCTAAGTAGGCTTCGGCCCCTAAGTTGTTTACGTCGGTAGTCGGTAAATTGAAAGGGCTGACTCGCCGCCCGCGCCAACTTTAGCAGTCCCAGACATTTCCATAGAAATATCTTGGTTCTGTCCGCCGCTTGACGGGTCTTCAAAAGATACCTGAATTGCTGGAATAAAGAATCCATACCAGCCGTCAACATTGTTTACCATGAATCCAAGAGAGAATGCTTGCTGAGTTAATTTCTTAGTCAACAAGTCCCAGTTTGCATCTTTAAGATACGAACTGATGTCCGCTGTGATAGACGCCGTTCCAGGGTTGTAATCCTGTGGGGCGGATCTTCCAATACAAGTCTGAGTAGTTAGATTGTTTGCAAGTGCCAACTTCAAAGACTGAATGCAGAATGTGTCCTGAACAAAAGTTCCAGTAACATTCGTAGTAATGAAAGGCATATCTACAGAACCATTCAAAGAATTTGTTGTAGCTGGGTCTGTGATATATTCATTGTAACTTGCAAACTCAGAAGCGGCATCCGCGTTCACATAATCATTACCGCTGGTGTCGAATGAGCCTGAGATCAATGAGCCGTACTCAACATTTAATTCCATGTCAGAAACTAACATACCTCTGTAGATTAGAGCCTTAGTAGTTAAATCCAAGAATGTCTTTTCCACTGTCAGAGATTTTTTAGTTATTCCGATTGAGAGTTTATCCCCTCGCTGATAAGACGCGGGTTCAGATACACAAGTTATCATCCCAGTAGGACCAGCATAATTTAATACTAGGGCTGTAACTCCTGTGACCATTACTGGCACGTTATTTCCGACGTCTACAAAGTTGCTAAGAACAATGATGTCTCCTACAACTAGTCCGTCACCTATAAAACTCCCAGCTACGGCTGTGATTGTTTTCGCTGTATTGTTGATCGCAAGGTTTCTATTCACAATGGCTGATTGAGTCCAGGAATTAAACATTGCTGATTCTAAGAAATCTTCAACTGCCAATTCCTTTGCAAGTTCTACGCTGTGTCCTCCGCCAACTGTAAGACCAGTAACAACTTGTCCAGAACTTTGTCTGTCTGTTCTGATCTGCTGTGACTCAGTAGTCTCTGGAGTTCCAGAGTATTTTTCAGAAGTAAATCGGGCAGTCTTAAATTCTCCTGCGCCTGTAGCCAAGAAAGCTGCTGCGGCAGTTACCTGGGCAGTGGCCCCGACTCCAGTAATAACTCTAGTCACAAGAAGAAGTGCAGCGGCACTAGCTCCGATTGCAGCGCTTACTTGAGTGGCAGTGGAGACACCAGATTGAATGCCAACTAAGATTGCGTTGCCCGTTACTAGAACAGTCTCCGCACCAGCAGTCGCAGTGTTGGCGTATTGGATGCTAATTAAATTTCCCTGTGAACCGCCTTTTACAGCAGTGTATGTAATGTCCTGAACGAGCAGCAATGCTTTGACCGCCGCTGGCGTCACTCCGTAAGTCGTTTCTTTTTTGTAGGCTAATCTCACTAGGTTTGAACTACTCAAGGTATCCCCCTTTAATAAAAATTAAAATTATAAATCTAAATCTCTTCTATACGATATCAAAAAACTTCCCGACATATACCCGCCTTCAAACTGCAATGTCGCTCCGTTATCAAAATTCATTGGCGTAACACTGTCAACTATGATGTCTCCTATTCTGCGACCTCTTAGGAGATTTCGCAAGGCTTCTCCGCGTGTCAGCATAATATCCCCACACCCAAGTCTGGCAGTCTCTACTACATGAAAATATATAGCCCCCGACTCTCTATACTTTCCCAAGACATTAGTCGCGGCCAAGGCTATCGGGACCTCATCATCCCCTATAAATTGTATTCCTAGCCATGGCGCATCAGGCTGTATTCCGTAGTCAGCAAGCATTTCTTTTATTTCTTCTGACAAGGCCGTTAGGTCCACGACCGACTCAGAAGAGTTATCGTCAATGAATTGTTTTATGGTCGTTCTTACATATGGTGAAGACACTAGGAAATCCCTCCCTGCTGTACGGATATTATAATTGTGGGGTATAGATACGCTCGGCCTGGTTTTCCCCTTCTACTCTGCTTAAAGCTACCAGATATTCCAAGCCCTGTTCCAGATATGAACGTAAATTTAATTACTGAGTTTCTTTTATACTTGGCCCTTATTGCCCTGCCAGTAAGGAAGTACGCGCCGTTCGGTTGTAAGAATCTACTTCTTACTGTCCCAGATTTTTTATTCTTATTTGTCACTGTTCTGGTTTTTGTCCTTCCAGCAGTAACGCCTGTTCGTTCTAACTTTCTCGCGTATGGTTGAACATTCACAAATCTTATTAAATCTTTTTCTTCAAACTTCGGACTAGTCGCCAGCCATGTAGTAAGAGAAGAAAGATCATTCGCTACCTGTGTTCCATTTAGAAATACAAAATGAGAAGACTTATATCTTCCAGTTAGAACTGGCGACCTAGAGATAAGTCCGTTGTAAGTTTCCAATATGATTTCATTCATACTGGCCTTGGCTGTAATCTCTATCGTTCCAAAGGGATTGACATTTATTACTGGCTTCCCAATTCTTCCATCCACCGATACGACAGGATTCTTCTCAAATCCTAGAGCCTGTTCCTCTCTTAGAACTTCTTGAGCAGTAAGAATCAAAACGGATTTTGTAAACTCCAATAGTTCTGTCAGAGATATTTCTCCATTCAGATCTGAGTCTATTGTATATTCAGGCTTCTTACGGCCATTCTCATATACAGAAAAATCCACTGTAAAATTCATTCTGCCCTCACCCTGAATCCCATGATCTCTCCGCCGATGTCTACAATCTCGATTATCTCATCAATGGCCATAGGCCCGTAAGTTGGGTCAATAATTTTATCTGCTCTTTTAATTATTGGAATCCAGGGGACTCCAGTAGATTCTGATATAGTAATTACGGCATCCAGGGGAGTGACATCTAGAGTGGAAGTAAGCATCAATGGAGAATCCACTCCAATGAATGTCACTAAGAATCCAGAAGTGAAATTACCAGTCACAGTAATATTACTTAGGCCAGCTATAAGCCTTAAAGCAATTTGAATATTCGCTGCGGACTCATTGAACGGGAACACAGAGGTATTGATTGCGTTGTATGTAAGATAAAATCCGCCCAATGTTGGGACTACGCTGAAAGATATTAATTGAGTCGCGTGTCCTTTCATGGTGTCAATAGGGATAATAAATTCCCTCCCATGAATTACCATTTGACTAGGGCCTTCAAGATATCTGAAATAGTTTGAAGGGGTTATTCTTATAGGGGAATAAACATCAGGAGACCCAAGACGCTTTATCTTAGCTGCCCTTGAGTGGATTCTTGATACTGCATTAAACGCCTGTTTTAATACCATTACACAGTCACCACATAAGTAAGAGTTCCGTCTCCAAGAACTGCTCTTTCAGATCTGTACTGATCTAGGATATTTAAGTTGTTTCCTAGAATAACTCCGAATGCCGATTTTCTATCATTATTATTTAGAGTGTAGTCAAAGTCGATAGAGATAGCGCCAGGGATAGAAATACGCTGAACATCACTACCAAAGTTTAGATCTACTCCACTTGTCTTCTTGTTATATCTTTCCTGAACTATTGAATCCAGTACAGACAAAACAGGAGTAGGGGTAGCGGCAAGCCCAGCAGTATGTGTGACCACTGTCTCTTCACTAATAAAAAAAGAAGACTTGTCTTTTCTAATTATTCTTCCAGTAGGGCCATGCAATCTATAATTAGCTGGGTCAAGAGTTACCCCGTCTTCTACTATTGAAGTAATGGCCGTAACAGGAAAATTAAATAGTTCCAGCATTTCGCTAGGAGAATAGTCGTCTTCATAAAAAGTTTGAACGTAGTCATCAGTAAGAAATATTCTCCTGCAATACGCTTCAATGGTATCTGACACCAGTGTTATCTGACTTGTCAGAAATGTGTCGTAAGTGCTGGTCGTTATTCCAAGTCTTGCTTTTACGTTAGCTAGTGTATCAAGCATCTTTATTCTCCTCGGAACCATGGACCATTTTATCTATGGCGTCTGTTTCTTTTGATGCGCCCATTCTCCAAAACAAATGGCCACAGGTAAGTCCCATGAGAAATGTAAATATGGGATACTTGTAAGCCAGAACAATTATCGTGTGGCTGATAGATGCCTCGTATCCTGACTTGAGCATTACGAATGCGTCGTATCCCAGGATAACAATTCCAGCAACACAGATAAAAATAAATGTCATTTTCTTAGCGTTCATGTTTCCCCCTACCACAATATCTTGTGGAGTTTATAGTTTATAATAAATGTAACGTCTGTAGCTCCTACTGAGGTATAAATTGTTCTTAGAAAAAGTCCCGCTGGAATTTTTGCTGGGTATGAACTATCAAACTCCCCTTGGAAGGTTGAGTCAGGATTCAAATACCAGCCAGTAACATATTGCCCCATGATTGTTCCTGGGGGAAGTGTCCCGCCTAGTCCGTCTGGCATTACTCCATTTACATCTACTATTTGAAAAGTAATTTTATCTCCGAGTGCCGCCCCTTTAGCAAAGACAACTGCTCCGTCTACTAGGCAATCATCCGTAATTTCAAAGTCATTAGTCGTGTCTGTCCCCGCTGCTGCGGTAAACATTCTTCCTTTGAAGTTTGAGTTTAGAGACTTTGCCCCATACTCATTTTTAGACCCTGGTGAAAATCTTGTTCCCGCCGCCATATTATTCCTCTTCCCACTCGACAAAGAATGCGAAGTTACCGCCAGCTATTGTTGTTCCATTTAAGTTTAAGGAAAGTCCCTCTGCTACTCCTCTGAGAGTAATTCCTTTTTGGCCATTATCATTAAACTTAAACTCTTGAATAGGGTCTATGAGTCCAGAAACTATTGATGAAATAAGTTTGAAAGACCTTACATTCCCCACTGTGGCCCCAACTGTAGGGTTAGCAGTATAAGTTAAGACAGACGCAGTTGCCGCTGCGTCTGAAGAATCATTAGGAACTAGAGTAGCGGCGGCAGAAGTTCCTCCAGTATTTGCAGCAGATCTTTTTATAAGAGAGGCATTTATAAGCCCTGTAGCAGTTGACACTGCGCTGACTCCGAATCTCTTTATGTAGACAGTCTTACTTGCGCTCCCAGATATTCTAAAAATATCAGTGGCTACTGCTGCTGAGACTACGCCTATAACTGCTGCTGAATAAGTTGCTCGGCCATTTTCGGGAGCAATAATTTTTCTGCCTTTTCTATCCGTCTGTATTTTAGAAATTGCTCCAGAGCCGTAGGTCGGAAGTACAGTATTAAATTCCCCAGCAGTGCGAACTGGGTCTTCTATTCTATCAATACTAAGAACATCGTAATTATTCAGATAGGAGAAATCTACATTCACAGTAGTTCCTGAACCTCCTCCACCAGTGTTCTCAAGACCAATAAAAGTATTAAGAACGTCATAAGGCCCTGGCAAATGTTCAAAGTGTTCTGCGACTACGGCCCCGTTCACATAAAATAAAGTTTTGTCTGATTGAATAACAACATCATATTGATTGAAGGCGGCAGTAGTTGCCCCCGCTGGAAGTGTAAATGTTGTGGTCTTTATATCCGACGCCGTAGTTCCGTTTGAGGTTACGGCTTTCCCTATTGTATTAACAGTTCCGTCAAATAGAAATTCTGCCCTAGAGTTCGGGGATACTCTAGCATTTCTAGACCCAGCAGTTATATTTTGATTGCTTATTCTTTGGCTTATGCTGATGAAAGAAGAGTATCTGAATGGTCCGTAGTCTCCCATTCTTCCTACATAGGCATAGGTATTAGGAGCGGCAGCAGAGACAATACTTAGTAATGATGTGGCGACGGACAATGTGGCAGTGGCAGTGTCTTGAATCCAGTTTGATTTATGCGCCGTTGTCCCAGCAAGAGTGGCCCCCAGATATCCAATTTCAAGAACCGCATTAGTATCATCAATAACATATGATATTCTTGTCCACGCTGTATTTGCCTGGGCCGTTGCCTTTATATACTTATCGGAATTTAATTCAGTTTTGAACAATGTCCCCACGCCAACTAATACAGTGCTGCCAGAAATAAATGACACTGTTCCAGTCAAATTAGTGTTAAGAGAAGTCCCATTGAAGTCGTCTCTGAAAGACCCCTCATCGGTTGTCACTGGTCCGCGAGTCTTTGTATTTCCGTCAAAGTCCGCTTGCGCCCTAGTCTCATCAATTACTACATCACTTGGGTCTGGCCAAAAACTTGAAGATAGATCAAGAGCCGCCTGTGGGGAAGTCTTAAGAGCGTCGGCATTGTTCCCGATCTTGGCCCCATCAGTAGCACCTTTTATTTTAATCCACCCTTGAACTTGCGAGAATATTCCAAACATTACGACACCTCTACTTTAGAGATATCGTCTCCAGAATAAGTGTAGGTAAGAGTCTCTACAGAATTGGCAGTTGTCCCGTCAGTCTGATAATAGGTATTTACTTGGGAAGTAAGAACTTCAGAAGTGTAAGTATAGTCACTCTTAGCAATTCTATTACCAGTAATTTGAGACAGTGAGTTGTAGTATTCCATTGTAGTCAACAAGTCTCCAGTGAAAGTAGGCTTTGAACTTCTTACCGATTCAACTACGGAGTCGGGGAGTATTACTCCCCCGACCTTAATTCCATTATCTACTTCAAATGCCTTGTTTAAGTTTACTGCCATTTAATTCCTACAATACTGACTTAACTACTTCTAGTCTTCGCACAGTCGCAGTAACTCCAGCACTTGTAGAAGTAAGTCTTAGTCTCATATTTCCACCACTGATATCCACAGCGACAGTTAAGTTGAAGTTTCCACCAAGTTTCAATATTGAACTTTGGTTGTCATCTACGTTTGTTCCATCGTTTGCCGCAAATACTTCAAATGCTTTTCTGTTCGCAGGAGTGGCTTCTTCAAACACAGAACAAATCCACTTTACACATTTAACGCTGGCAACTGGAACAGAGTCTACAGTAGTGATAGTAGTGATGCCTGTTACCTCAACCCCGCGAAGTTGCATTAGCAAGTCACCGATTCTTTGGAACAATGCCTTTACTGTAGAAGTAGCAGAAAAAAGTAAATCTACGGGAGAGGACCATGTTCCTAAGTTAGTAGCTCCTTGAGCAGTTCCCAAGAGAGTGTCTTGGTTGTCGTTCACTCCGTCAAGTTTAGCAATGGCCGCTTCTACTGTGTCATTGGCCGCTACGTTTCCACTTGCTGCCACATATCCTGAAGATAGATTTATGCCTGTAGCAAGTGACCAGTCGATATCTGAAATCTTAACTATAATTGTTCCGTTATAGTTTACAATAGCGCGGTTCTCTCCGAGGTCTGGGTCGGGCAAATAATTTATTGCTACGAAAGTGTCTTCAGCAACTAGGGGAGACGCCGCTGCCGCAAATGTTACGTTCGGACTTGAAACAACTGTAACTTCCAATAGAGCAGGAGTTCCATCGGCGTCAGAAATAATGTAATCGCCAACAACAAAATCCGCCGCAGTTAAGAGTGTTCCTTGATCGTCAGCAAATGGACTGGCGGTTAGATCTCTAAGTCCAGCGCCTTGAGTATCATTCGTTACCGCCTTAACTCTTTCTGGTCTCCATTTTCCAATTGATGCGTTTCCAGAGCCGTTTAGAATCCAGTCTCCCGCACTGGTTGTACTTGTCACTTTCTGGTAAAGTGCACCTGTACCAGAGCGAATATATAACGAACCTATCGGCGCTGTATCCTGATCTCCTAGCCCGTCTGGAACGGCAGTTCCAGTCATCAATCGAATTTGTAGCGCCCCATTCTCTGCGTGGATATCCACGCCCTTTTCTACTCCAAAAAATTTACGGCTCATTTTATCCCCCCGTTAAAAAATTAATTTGCTTCAAGTAAAATTCTAGCATCAATATTATAAGACTCATTATTTGTTAAAACCAACTCGACGTTTGACCCGTTTATAATCGCCGATAGTCCAACATTAAACAAATGCCCCATGATTGCATAGACCTGATCTTCCACTGCCCCATCATTCTTGACAATATCCATTTTAAGAGATCGGCGGTATGCGTTGGCACTGGTAGCCAATTTAATATGGAATGTCCCGCCAGTAAATGTGGCTAGTGGAAGACTCTTAATAACGCCAGAGGTTGAGGCAAGGACACTGGCAGTAGCTTCACTCCAGAAACTATCCCCTGTTCCTCCAGTCCCTCCCTGGCTACTCACTCCTCCACTCATAACATAGTAGTTATTGTGGCCTGGCATTTTAACGTCTTTAGTCCTGATCTCAGTCCCGTCAGAGAAATAGAATACTAAAGAAAATTCCTCAGTTCTTATCTTTACGTCAATCTCAATATCAACAATATACGGGGCGTCTTTTCCATCAGACCCGTCTACCCCATTTATTCCCCGAAGACCTTGAATGCCCTGAAGTCCTGGGATACCTCTTGGCCCAATAAGTCCGCGAACCCCCATTGGCCCTGTGTCTCCGTCACGACCTGGAGTTCCCTTTTGACCCCTGACTCCGCGTGGTCCGCGAATTAGCGATATGTCTTCTTGGGTGAGATCTTTGAATTTGAGTTTGAGTAGTTCCTTCTCGTCTTCTGTGAGTTCGGAAAAGTGTAACTTGAGTCCTTCTTTTTCTTCTTCTGACAAGTCTGAGAATTTAAGTTTGAGAGAGTTGAAGAACTCTCGATGTTCCTCAAAATTAAAATCTCTGCCGTCGTGTCCGTCGCGCCCACGAGGTCCCCTAAGTTGTCCAATCTCGTCTTCAGTAAAGTCAGTGAATTTTGGTCTGAGTGTTTCAAAGT